ACCAAACTCAACATTCTTTGAATTTGTCCTGTCTTGCGTGCTATAATACTGTAAAGTAACGTCTGGGTGTAACAGAGATGAACTGATTTCTACTGTTGATGTAGACCCTGATATCTTTGTATTGTATATAGAATCAAGACCAGAAATGCTACTTCTATCATATCCACCAAACTCATTGATTGTCAGTATCGACTTTGGAATACCGAATATGTTTACAATCGCGTCTATAGAATTCCTAGTACCCTTAGTCTTGTAAAGGTACGGAATATTGTGATAGATTCTCTTATAAATCTCACTTTGTATCTGCTTAGGACTTAGGGTAGTAAGACTAGAAGTTACATAATTCGTTATCTTCTCAGATCCAGTTGGTGGTAACAGAGAACCATTTTGATTGATACCAAATAGACTGTAGTAGAGGTTATCTGATATATTTGAATTCGTATAAAGAGTACTTCCAAGCGCCATTAAGGCATCGGCAACTAAGTCTGGAGATATACCAGTCTCAGGATTATTGGTAGCATCAAATCTATTCGTAACGTCTTTATAGTATATCCAGATGTTATCAAAGTGCTGACCTATCATATTCACAAAAGTGATGTAAGGTGCGTTAGCAGAGTCGTCCTGGATATATTGAGGAACTGTATTTGTAAGTAGGTCTTTGTTTCTCAGATCATAAAAAGAAGCTGATTGTAAACTACCAGCAAGCCAATTTATAGCCTGAGAAGACGTTACAGAATATAAAGAATATGGTTGTGTAGAGTTTGATTTTGGCCAAGTATAAGATCCTGAACTAAAATACAGATAATATTCAAATGTATCAAAGTTTGTTATTATGCCGTCTATCTGATTGTTCAACAGCACTATAGAAGAAGACATAACAGGATTTGTAGGACCTCCAGTTATTGCTGACTGTGAAATTATTAAATTTTTATAATTTTCTATATTTGCTACTTTGTTTGCAAAATTCTGTAGTCTAGAAGTAGCGCTAGAGAAGTGAATAAAGTTAGAAAAATCTGTATAGTCTACATTGATTTCTAAAGCCCTATCTTGGTAGTAGCTCATCATTTTTTGGAATGAGCTAGATACAGATGTAGTAGATAGTGTATTATATGAATAGTATGGAGTTATTTGTGAAACTTGCTGATTTAAGTTTACATTGTAGTTTGGTCCTCTAAGAACATTTTGCTCTACAACTGAAGCGGCTTCTACTTCTATGTTTACATTATATCTAGTAGACTCAGCTATCTTTTCGCTGATCCAGAGCTGATCCTTGACATCGAAATCACTTGGTAATGGTTCATATAGTTTAATCAAAAGATATGCCCCAGCATCATCTTCTGTGTATGCAACATTTACCGCGATGATATGTTGGTTATTTCCAAAGTTTAGGTAGAAATCATTATAATAACTCAACCCTGCAATATAAGCTTGATACTGATTAAAACCTGAAAGTATATCAGTATTGCTTATGTCTTGTGAAGAAAGTCTTAATTCAGTTCTACTTGGAGAAACTTCTTTTATCCAATAAAAATTACCATAAGTTGAATTAAATAAGTTTCTAAGGAAATTATATTGAATATCAAGAGTACCTCTATTAAATCCTCTCGATTCTAAATCAGTTTTTGGATCAATAGTAACTGAACTATAAAGACCAGTAGTTGGATTTACTGGGCTAGATGGTTTATATCCACTTGCATTATATACCTTATCTAATAGAGTTCCGTTAGTATCATAGATAAAATACTCTACACTATCATTTGGATCTCCGAATTGAGTCGTCTTTTGGTGTATAAACCTGAGTCTCCGTCCCAGAACCTATGTATGATATGTTTACTATCTCTGCCATTACGTTAATTGTGAGATGTTAAGGTATGTTGCGCTTAAATCGTTTAATTGTTCTCTTAGTGAATTGATTTCTTCTATCAGTGCTTGCTTTTCTTGATCTATAACCCCTGCTCCAATATATTGTTGACTTTTTTCTACAAGATATGTGTGAGAGTTTGTTATCCCTGTTACTGGAATGTCAAAGAAAAGCTGATCATAGTAGTTAAAAAAGTCTGCCACAGTTACTACAGGTTCAGTTATTGTAGGAACTGGTGTGACTAACTCTGTAAATTCAGTATCTACTACCTTTTTATAAGTATTGAGACCTCGAACTTCCTTTATAAATGTTACGTTCTCTGACATATTATCTTGTTATTTTAAAGATATTGTTTCCATCGATATCTATACTTTCTCCAGTAGGTAAATTCACTTTTACAAGTACTTTATAATATCTTTCAGGCTCTAATCCATTCATATAGATTGGAAAGTAGGACCCGTTTGAATTACAGCTTATCTTTGTATACGTACTATCAAAATCTACAACCATTTCTTCAGTTTTTACGTCTTGAAGTGCCCAGTATGATGAACTTGGTAGGGCTTTATTTACTGTGTATATCGAAGACGTAGTAAATGCTCTTGCTGGATATTTATCCCTTGCATTTACTGTGAAGACATATTTGGCTGTATCGTTCTTGAATACATTCGGATTGTTTCCAAGAGTCACAATTGTATTACTATTTGACACCACAGAAAGGCTTCCAGTATTATATGAGCTATCGTCCCACTTGAATTCCAACGTAGGAGGATAGATAGTATGGGTATCAACGCTGAAAAAGTTCAGGTTTAGGTAGCTTCCACTATTTTGTTCGATTGATCCTGATAATTTTACTATGAATCCATAGTTATCAATAGATTCTTGCGCCCATTTTTCAGCTACTCCCTTAACTGGAATATTTAAGTCTTTATTATCTTTGTATCCAAATGATTGACTAAATGTTACAGTATCACCTATAGAATAGTTTCCTCCTGGGGTTGTCCATGCTGTATTTTCGGTTCTATTAACCCAGGATACTCCACTTCTATTTTCAGGAATATCTAGGAATTTACCGTTCCCCATATCCCAACTTTGTTCTACAGGGTGTACAAATAAATCATACTGCATTGTAAGATTTTCTGCATTTGCAAAATACAATCTAAAATTCGCGCTCCACGTAGGTGCCGTTTCCACTAAACCATATCCAGCGGCGATATCTTTACTAGAAAATAAAACTACAGATCTTCTAATATCATTAGCTGAACTAATAACTGAAGACGGGATAAGACTGTTCTTACAACCTACTTCTAAGATCTCATCTAGACCTGTGCTTTGCGATGGATATGCTGAATATAGCGTAGCATCAGCCGCTGCAAATATTTTATATACTGCCATTGTCGTTATTTTATAGGGCTACTACTCTGCCTTTAATGTCTACGTTTGGATATTTAACTTCGAATATAGAAGGATCTAATGAAGGGTAGATCACGTTGTTATTTGTTGCGCCCTTCACATCGTAACTATACTTTGAATAACCATTGGCCTCTCCTGAAAGGTTTACCACTTCTATGTTCTTCACTGTTTGAACCCCTTCAACAGAGTCTATCACAGTATATAAATTTGAAAGTACAATAGGCTGATTTATTTGCCAAGAATCTGTATTAAAGAAGCCTTGAACAGCGGTTAGAGTTCTTGCCAATACATCTTGTCCATTATAGTTTGGTCTTAATACAATATCATAGTTAACTCCAATATTGATGATGTATGCTGGCTTGATATTAATCGCGTCTGTAAGCATCCTATAGTTCTGGAGATATGTATTTATGTTCGCCATCAAGTTTGTAGATGGAGCTGCTAGATTACCATTTATATCTAAACCAAGAACGTAAAGACTCATTAAGATTGGATCTCTATCTGCAGGATCACTTGCATTATAGTCTGCAAAAGTAACATCATCCTTTGTCACATATGCCTTAGAAACCTTGCCCCATTGACCTGGCATACTAAGTGTTCTAGCTAAATAATCCTGTTGAGTGACTGCTCTGTATTGAGTTGGGAATTCTGCCATTGAATTCATTCTCAAATCCTCAGCAGTATCACCATCACCTCCTCCAGAAGCAGCATCAGGGTTATTTGTTACTACTGTGCCTTGATTTGTAGTATTTACTCCAGTAGCTGTAAAAGATACTGGGATTGTTAATTGATTAGCAAGAACGTTATCCTGTGCGCCTCCAGCAACAAGATAGGTAAATGTTATACTAGTATTAGAAGGAGCTAAACCATACGTCTGAGTAGTCACAAAGTTAGTAGGATCATATGCTGTACCTATCTGACTAAGACCTCCACCAGTAAGACCTACGCTAACCGAGTTTGGATTAGGTATATAAGCGTTATCGTTAGTATTAGAATTGATACCAGAGCCAAATTCTATCATCAGACTCTCATTAGATTGAAACCTTGAAGTAAATCTTCTTGGAGTTGATACCTTCTGCATGATATAAGGCACAGTATTCTTATCAGAGCTTGTATTTACAGATCCACTTAGTATGAAATCTTGAGCCAAATAAGGCACTTCATACCAATTATTGCCTGCCGTATCTACAGCCGATACAATCGATACTATGTTAGAATCATTAATAGTTATTGTATTGAATCTTTCTGCAACTCCAAAACTAAATGTCACAGTTTTTAATTGACCTGATATAGCTTGAGTAGTCTTTTTAAGCAAATAACTAGCTGGATTTGCACCTGATAGGGTATAAACTGAAACCTCAGTTGGACTAATAGAAGATGATGTTGTAAAGTCAACTCTCTCAGGTACGTAGAAATATACGTTTGAGTTTACATTAGACTTTACTTGCATTCCTGGTTGTATATTTAGCGCATAATCAAAATCTGGAAAATAGCTAAATCCAGATTGTTTTGAAGGCACTTGTTGATATACATCTAAGTCAACAAGAGCAGCTGATACGACTTTTGGTCTATATCCTAACATATAAGCTAGGGTATATAAGTTATTGGTCTGCTTAGCATATTGGATAAAAGTCTCTTGAAGTTGATTATCCAAGTAAAAAGATAATACGTCTCCGATATAAGATGCCATCTCAATGAACATGCTACCAGGACTTGGCTGACTAAAGTCTGTATAATTCTGTGGGAAATAAGCTTTTGCGTACTCAATTAGGTCTCCCTTAAATGAGTCAAAATTTTTATTTATATATTTTATGTCTTTGGTTTGGTACGCCATGTTATGTATTTTGTAATCTCAGTAAAAGAGTATCTGAAGTCCTTAAGTTTTTAAGAGTATAAGCCATTGATATAGTTATGGTTGCAGTATCAGGATCTCCTATAATTTGAATAGAATTCATTTGAACATTAGGAAAATAAGCTTCTACCTGATTAGAAATTGTTTGTTTAAGACTATCTAAATCATCTTGCGTTATCTGTTCAAATAATCTAGATCTAAGTCCAGCACCGAAGTTTGGATTGAAGGGTCTTTCTCTACGATCAGTAAGCATAAAGTTTATAATATTATACTTTGTTTGCTCTTGGGTCGTATAAACAGAAGTAAAAACATTATTAGCTTGGAATGGTATTGCTACTCCAAGAGCCATAGACGGTTTTAAATCTGCGATAGGTATTTGTCTTATTCCGTATGCCATATTACTTCATATCTCCTGACTGAATGAGTTTATCCATTAATGCGCTGAAATCCGGAACCACATTAACTTGTACCGCTTCAATACTTCCAGCGCCTCTAGCAGAAGCTAACATATCTTCTACTCCTCCAACTTGGTCTACTGCTGGCTGAAATACTTCCATAGGGTGCATATCTGGAGCATTCATTCCAAATCCCATAGCATCATCGCTAGTCATGCTTAGCATTGTTTCTTGAAGCATGCTGTTTATGGTAGAGTTATTTGCAAAGGTTGGTACGTTTTTCTTTGTTGGAGCCTGTTTTCTAGGTTCATTTAGAGTCAAAGGAACTCCATATGCATCGTTAATACTCTCTTTTATGGTAGCTTTTGTTACTGTTGGAGTCTTAAGTTCATTGAGTATCTTAGGCATTTCAGCTCGAATAGCCTTTTGAACCTCCTCTCTGATCATTTTCCTAAATAATTCTGACTTTGTCATATTCTATAAATATCTTTTTGTGGTTATTTTTTTACCGAACTTATATCTGAGTTCAGTTTTTCTTTACTTTTTGCCATGGATTCTTTAATTCTTTTTCTTAGTCTCTTTCCACCGCTAAGTTTATTAACAAATGCGTTAAGACCAAGTCCATCATTTTCATCTTCATTATCTGGAGCATCCATATATTCACTTAGTGATGGAGCTTGCGGAATATCTTCCATAGAAATCTGATTATCTTCTATAGCCGCCATAGCTTCATTTAATACTTCTAATTGTTGGTTTGTAAATAATTGCTCTTGTGGTTTAACTAATCCTTTTGATGTAAGAAGAAGCTTTACTTGATTTATTATTACGCTATCATCTGATGCATAAGTAAAATCGGATCTAACTGCTTGAATACCAGCACCATCTAAAGCTATTCCATATCTTCTTGGCAACGTTGTTTTTAGAACATTCTGATCTGATACATCTTCAATTCTTATTTCTATAGTATAGCCTTCGTATGTTTTTTTGTTAGCATCCTTTTTTGATTCATAGTTTACAACAAAATCTTTAAGCGCTTGGTTTGTACTTTTTAGTTCAGTTGTAAGAGCCTCTACATTTCTGATTGTTTCATCATCAGATGTGTTTGTATTTTCTCCAGTTCTAGTGCATGCTTTAAACTTCTGAAGTATAGTCTCAAGGTCGGCTATTATTTGATCTAAGACAGCTGTAAGTCCTCTTAATAAACTGACTATCATTGCCACAAATAAGTTTATCTCTGATAAAAGCTTTATGGTGTTTTTCAAATAATCGTCTATCTTTCTTTCTCCCTTTGACAATCCTATGTTTATACCCGCTATTAGTATAACGTTTGGCAAAGGCAATAGTATCAAGAAGTTTATAAGGATTCTAAATATCTTTACAAGGGTTAGAGATACTCTTATTATAAACTGCAAGTATTGAATGTACTTTAGGATAAAAGAAGCACCTTTATTTATAGGAATTAGCAAACTCTGCAAACTGCCTATCATGTCACTCAGCTTTTTTGGATCTATGTTGTCTACTCCAAGCTTATCTATAGTCTCATATACAGAAGGTCCTAAAGCAGTCTGAGCATATCTTGAAAGATTTGCTGGAGTGGATAGCCCTTGTATAAGTACGCATGTATTTCTTAGCAGGCTTATTGTCTTTAGGTTTCTGCTTATCTTTGCTTTATCGTTATTTGATACTGCGCCTGTTTGCCAATCTGCAAGCTTATCTACTAACCAATTATTTATCTGATCTACTTGAGGAAAAGCTTTACGCATATCTTCAGATCCTAAGTATTCTTGGCTAGTAAGTCTTTGTAAGTTAGGAGATATAGACGCTATAAAGGTAGACATAGTATCTCCAGGATTTGCACTAAGAGAGTATGCAGTATTGAAAGCGTCAATTGCT